AAATTGGTTCAACGGTTTCCGCCGTAGGCGGCACTTTGGTTCCATTTATTGAACAGAAACAAGAAGGAAACGTTCGACATTTTACCGTCGCTTCTGATCCCTTGCTTACGCGCCGCAACCTAAAATTAAAGATTGTGGAGCCTACTGTCAATAAAAGTTCCCCGAGTGGTTACACTCAGTCGCGTGGCACTATAACGGTTCAAAAACCTGTTATATTGACAAACGGCGAGCGCACAGTTATTTCTGTGCAGTTAGTACTCAGTACCGATATGGAAACATCCGATACTGAGAAAGAAGAACTCCTTGATTACATCGCTGAAACAATTTCTAGCGGTGAACTTCGGGACAACCTCGTCTCAAATACGCAAGCTTAACGCTTGTTTATTTGATCTAACTTGTATTTCATAACTGGAGAAATTTCCAATGAAAAAACCGAAAAAGAACAAAAGCTCTTTTCACCCTGATACGGCAGCAACAACGCTACATCAGGCATTTAGACTAGATCTTGAGTGCATGCCACACCCTACGCTGTATCGTGGTATGACCTCTTTCGAAGTCAAGGACACAATGTATGATTCCTTTATTAAAAAATATCCTTTTCAAGACCAGCAAACCAGTCTTGATCTCGATGCTCTTACTCGCGACTTATTTATTAATAATTTGTTACGAATGGAGTTTTTTAATAGAAACAATCCGTTTGGAACTGAACTTAATTTTTCAGAACCTTCTTGGACTTGGGATCGACATACCTTAGCTTTAGAAAGAGCTTCAGGCATCATATCTAGTACATTGGGCGATATCACTGAGGAAGAAATCTTCTCAGCGTGTCGCCACAGTGCCGGTGTTACAATTGGAACAAAATATGTTAATTCTTCAATTTTTGCGAAGATGACATATCCAATTACCGGTACTGTTACTATGATCCGATGTTTCAATCGCTACCTTAAATGGGATCCTCAGCTAGAAATAGCTTTGGTCGATCTGAACGAACGTTCAGAGAGTCCCCGTTTTGACGTAGTAGATGGATCTAGACATTCCATGGTCCCTAAGGACAACTCCAAAAATCGTTCGATAGCTATCGAACCCACGCTGAATATGTTTTTTCAACAGGGGTTAATGGCAGTTTTAGTTGAACGGTTGAGTAAAGTTGGCCTTAACTTGGAAACACTCCAAGAGGAACACAAGGATTTAGCGTTAGAGGGATCGTTGACTTGCAGTAATGCAACGATCGATTTCTCTGCGGCTAGCGACTCACTGTCGCTTAGTTTAGTTGAATTTTTGTTACCTCCTAAGTGGTTTGAGCTTCTATCCTCCGCACGTTGTAGCAATATGACGTTTGGAGAACATGAGCTCTCATTACCTATATTTAGTACAATGGGTAATGCAGTAACCTTCCCGCTTGAGACCCTGATCTTTTGGGCGCTCGGTTTAGCGGCAGTTGCTGAAACAGAAAATGTTAGTAAACGCTCGGTGTTCATTGAACCCGATGTGTTAAAAACAGTGTCTGTCTTCGGTGACGATTTAATTTTACCTCGTGCTGCCGTCCCTTTTGGGCTTGCACTCTTTGGTAAATGCGGATTAGTTATAAATGAGGAGAAATCCTTTTATAAAGAAGAATACTTCCGAGAATCATGTGGCGGCGATTTTTTTGCCTACCATGATGTTCGACCGTACTTTCTTACCCCTCCAGACGATAATAGAAAATCAACTATCGAGAGCTGGTTATATGTGACATTCAATGCAATGCAAACAAAGTACATTTCGTACTTTGGTCATCGCAATTATGTCTATCACACTAACCTTTTCCAAGTAGTTTTATCGTTAATCAACAGCCTCGGGTTCAAAATCAAAATTGTTCCCAGCTGTTTTCCTGACGGATCTGGCATTCGTGATCCAGATCCACGGTTAATACTCGGTCTTAAAGCCGAATATGCACCGCTTTTCGTCAATAAGCATGGCCTTGTTAAGTTTAATTACTTAACATTCCGATACCGTGGGGATGATGTTGTATCAAGTGATACACTCTCTTACTGGAAAACGTTAAAATCGTTTCCTAGTTCGAAAAGTCCTTCGGTAATGGCGTGGCAGCGGCTCAAAAAAGCCAAAGCTGCGATGTCTACTTATAGAAGAAAAGAAAGGGGAGGTTGGAATGTCACCATTGGCTATGGATCAATCGAATTTGCGCAACAGCTTTCCGCGCTCGTTCGACCATGGTCGTCAAATGGTTCTCCGGTGAAAACCCGGTAAAAGATAATGATGCAATATTATTATCATTAAATACACAACCGTGTTGCACGTGGCTTG